GCAGCATCTCAAACTGCCAATCTTCAAGAGTGGCAGAACAGCGGCGGTACGGTTCTGAGTTATGTTGATTCAGCAGGTAACATCAATTTTAGCAGCACAGGATCATTTGCTCAGGCTTCTAACGGTCGCGCACTATTTAGAGTTAATAGTGCGGCAGTAGTGCCAATGACTTTACGAGGTGCAGCATCTCAGACTGCCAATTTGCAAGAGTGGCAAAACAGCGATGGAACGGTTGTTGGTAGGTTCAATGTCGGTAGCAATTTAGGTGTTCGTTATATTGACAGTATTGCATCTACAGGCTCATACATTGAAACAAACTCAGCCGATGCAATTTATGTCTACACAAGAAATGCTGCTCATAAAGGATTTATCGTTCGTGCTGCCGCATCTCAGACAGCCAATTTACAAGAGTGGCAGAACAGTGCTGGAACTGCTGTTGCCACAGTACAAGTAAGCGGCAGAATGTCATTCTCAGAATTAGTCTTTACAACTGCAGCAGGAAACTTAATTGCCAACGATGGTCTTGGTGGTTTAAGTGTTCAAGCAGGTCGAAATGTCGTTCTTGCTGGTTCTAATGCCGTTGCATCATTTGGTGGCGGAGCAAGAGTCGTATTCATTCCAAATGCTGCGACAGTACCAAGCACAAATCCATCAGGTGGTGGATTAATTTATGTAGAATCAGGGGCTCTGAAATACAGAGGCTCATCGGGCACGATCACAACACTAGGAGCGGCATAACATGGACTACTCAGCACTACTCAGCAACGATCAGAAGAAGTCAATCTTGGAGCAGCGCATCGCGCAGTTCGCATCTGAGGCATACCAGCACTCAATCAATAAGCAGGTAGCAGGAGACAATGCAGAAGCAATCAAAGCTGCTGACGATGCCCTTGCAATCCTTGACAATGCAATCAAGATCCACCAAGAAGAACTAGTTAAACTAGGAGAATAATGAAGAATCCAATCGTTCTAGCAGCAGGTGCATTCCTAGCTGCATGGTCAGCCACTAACTTTGACATCGACTACCGAGCAATCCTATTCGCAGTTCTTTCAGGCGTATTCGGGTATGCAACACCAAAAAGATAATGAGTGCGATGGACATAGCGGCGCTTGCTGTTGCTGCTACGACCGTTATTGGTTCATTTATTGGCTCAGTCAGATGGTTAGTAAAGCACTACCTGGCAGAGCTAAAGCCCAATGGCGGCAGTTCTATGAATGACCGAATCACTAGACTTGAAGCGCGTGTCGAAACTGTAATTCAACTTCTAGAGAGGTAACAATTATCTCATGGCAAAGAAGAAGGTCATCGATTTAGATACCTACAGCGCACTCGATGCTTGGGCTATCAGCTTGCAGGAGATGTATCGGGCTTTGCGTAGAGCAGGCTTTGATGTTGAACTATCTTTAGCAATCATCGTTGAGCCTCAAGCTTATCCGCATTGGATCTTGCCTACTCCAGTCGAGCCAGAGAAGTTCGGCGATTACGAAGATGAGGATGACGATTAAGCGAATTGTCGTAGTCTCGGACTTACAAGTCCCATACCATGACAGGGTTGCAACCCGTAACCTTGCTAGTTTCATCAAGAAGTTTAAGCCAGATCAAGTAGTCACTATTGGCGATGAGATCGACTTACCACAGATATCCAAGTGGGAAGAAGGTCGCATGGGCTCTTATGCTCAGACCCTAGACGATGATCGCAATGAAGCTGTAGATCTACTCTGGGAGTTAGGCGTTACAGACTGCATCCGTAGTAATCACACAGATCGCCTATACAACATCATCATGGCTAAAGTACCAGCATTCGGAGCATTACCTGAGTTGCGCTTTGAGAAGTTCATGAAGTTCGATGAGCTTGGCATTACCTTTCATAAGAATCCAATGCCTATTGCGCCTAACTGGATTGCAGTACATGGAGACCATACACCCATCAAGCCACAGGGGGGCTTATCAGCCCTAGAAGCGGCTCGTAGGCATGGAAAGAATGTCATCTCAGGTCATACCCACAGAGCAGGGCGTTCAGCCTTCTCAGAGGCCTCTGGAGGCCGTATAGGGCGTGTTCTGCATGGTGTTGAGGTAGGCAATCTTATGGACTTTAAGCAAGCTGCTTACACCAAAGGTGTAGCGAACTGGCAACAGGCTTTCGCCATCATCTATGTCAATGGATCTAAAGTTCAGGTTGATTTAATCAACATCGAGAAGGATGGCACATTTATCGTGGCTGGAAAGTCATACGGTCGCGCTCGATAATCGTTACCAAGTCGTTATCAAAATCTACCAAATAAGTCGTAAGGCTATGTCACACTAATCCCAACAGCAAAGATATTGCTGGAAAGGGAGCAAGATGGCAAACACAGACAAGCTACTTCTCATCTGCATCATTGGGCTAATTATCAGCACAATCATTATCGCTATTGATGCGTACAGAGTGGGACACGAAAGAGGATTAAGAGAAGGCTGGCATCGAGGCAGAGCCTTGAGCCGTCAGGAGTTTTGGGAAGAATGAAAGCAAATGAAATCTTACTCACAGCCACCGACACGATCCGTGACCGTGGGCTCTCATACGGTCATCCTGCGGATAACCTGCAACACACAGCAATGCTGCTCTCAGCATATTTACAAACACCAATACACGACTATCAGGTGGCAGGGATCATGGTCCTGGTTAAACTTGCCCGGACTAATCAATCAGCCCAGCACATCGACAACTGGGTTGATCTCTGCTCATACGGCGCACTCGCAGGGCAACTAGCAACAGAGGAGAACGAGCTCTATGTTTAATTTAGCCGATTACGATCCAGTAGAGAAAAGATTGGGGTACAAGACAGATGGTAAATCGTTTTGGGAGGATTATCCAGATGGGCGTGTTGAGACTGACTTGGTTATCCATGAGAAAGACCGCTATGTGGTCAAAGCTTATCTATTCAGGGGTGCTAAAGATGACATTGCATTTTCCACAGGGTACGCGGAGGAGAAACCTACTGATCGAGGTGTCAATTCGACTTCTGCATTGGAGAACGCGGAAACTAGCGCAATCGGTAGAGCACTTGCAAATGCAGGTTATGCTGCTAAAGGAAAGAGACCAAGCCGAGAAGAGATGACAAAGGTTGTATCGGCTAAGGTCGAGAAGCCTCCTGTGCAAGAAGTCAAGGCAGATGATCAGGATTACTGGACTACACCTGTTGGGCAGTATAAGGGCGTAGTTGATGCACCTGTTACCTTAGAGAAGGCGCTTGATTTAGTTCAAGACATTCTCGGTACTCCAGAAGCAGTAGAAGCACCATCATGCGAGCATGGACACATGCTGTGGAAGGAAGGCGAGAAGAATGGGAAGGCATGGGGTGGCTATATGTGCAACTCAGCAATTTCATCAGCTCATCGATGTCCAGCAAAGTGGTATGTCTTAGGATCTGATGGGAAATGGCAACCACAGAAGGCGAGAGTCTAATGGAGTTTGTAATCATTTGGGTTGTGCTTATCACAGTCGTATTGGCTTTTAATTATGGGAGGAATAATGGGTAACATCGGCATCAAGATCAATGGCGAATGGGTCGATCTAATGAGCGCATTCGTACCTTGTCAGTTATGTAATGAACCAGTCCAGATTCGTGAGCTTGAAGATATATCATCTGATTCAGTCAATGGCGTAGTTACCTGGCAATGCGCCAAGTGCAAAGCAGTCAATGGCTAGTCAGCACAGAAAGCACAGAGGTTTCGCGACAGAACGCATTGTGGCAGATTACTTGGGGAAGGTCTGGCCTCATGCATCCGTCGGTCGCGGAAAAGGGAAAGATATTCAGAATGTGCCCATGGATGTAGAAGTCAAGGCACGAGCTGGGTTTCAACCAAAGCAAGTCCTCGCTCAGATTAAAGCTCGAACCGACATCTCTGGTGAGATTGGTTTTGCCGTTCTGAGATTAAATGGACAAGGGACAAACGCAGGAGAGTATGCATGCGTGATCCGTTTAGAGGACTTGCTTCCCTTATTAGAATTGAAGTACGGTCATCTCGATACCGAACCCACAGAGGCAGACATTGACCGCTGCCAAGCTTGTGGGTCTTACATGATAAGGAAGTGCTTAACTTGCCAGCCTACGACTATAGATGTGCTAAATGTAATCTCACGAATGAGATCACCCATGGATGGCACGATAGACCAATGATTCCATGCACATACTGTAATGAGCCTATGGATAAGGTGATTGCAGCTTCTCCAGCACACTTTCT